TTATAGAATCTTTAATAAGAATATAATTGAGCCATATCAAAAAATTATAACAGATAGCTTTGAAGAGATATTTAAAGGTATGGGCATTGTGGCTGATATTTATATTGAGTCTAATGATATTTTCGGTGAGGAAATCACTGCTCCAACTGTTGCACAATCTGCAACAACTCAACTTTCTGAAGAAAAAAAAAAGATTAATTTAGAGCCACAAGAGAAGCCAATCTTCACAGATGAAGATGAAGCGTGGTGGTGCGAATTCTTAGAAGATAAGGGAGAGATAGTAGATGAGGAAGAGTGGGAATTAATCGAAGCTGAGCCTGTTAATCTTGCGTCAGTTAGAAGCTACTCTGATCCTGATAAGCCTTCTGAAATGGATAGTGGCTTGTACAAAGTTCGCTATGCCTATACAAAAAATTCAAGTTCAAAAACAAGAAGATTCTGCAGGCAGATGGTAAGCGCTGCACGTAATGGCTTTGTGTATAGATATGAAGATATTACTGCAATGGAAACAGATAGTAATGATCTTAATCCTAATATGGGCCATCAGGGCGCCACCTATTCGGTTTGGTTATTTAAGGGAGGGGTTAACTGCAAACATAACTGGGAGCGAAGAGTCTATTTTAGAAAGCGTGAGAAGGGCAGATTTATTTCAGATAATGGTTTAGAGTCCTCTGATCCTATCTCAGTAGCAAAAGCTATACGTGCAGGCATGCCTTTAAAAGATATAGCTAAAGACTTTGCTCGCGCTAATACTCGCACTTTTGATTTACCCGACCAAGGCAGATACCCAGGAACAAATTAAACTAAAATAACATGGCAATAGCACCCGAAATATTATTCATTAACGAGGAATTCTTAAAGAAATACACTCAGTTAAATGAGGCTGTAGATACTAACTTAATTCGCCCTGCAATATACTTGGCTCAAGATAAGTATATTACTCTTTGGCTTGGCACTAACCTTACCAATAAGATTAAGAATGAGATAAGCGCAGGCACGTTAGCAGGAGTCTATGAGACTTTGCTAAATGAGTATATCGTAAAGCCAACAGCTTGGTGGACTATGGTAGAGCTTTATCCAATGCTGATGTATAAGCACGATAACGGTAACTTAGTTACTCGCCAATCTGAGAACACTACAGCCATTACTCAGGGTGAGCTTTCATCTTTACGAGATATGGCACGTGAGAATGCTAACTACTATACTCAAAGATTGGTAGATTACCTTTGTGCTAATAACTCAGACTATCCTGAATATAGCAATAATACTTCGCCTGATATTACACCCATTCGTGTAGTTAACAGGCAGAGTCAAATAGCATTTAGCAGAGCTGCTAATGATGCAGCAAATCCATGGAATAGATTTAGCATTAGAAACTTTACTAACTAAATGAAGATAACAAAGGAAGAGCAAACAAGAAAAGACTATGAGCGAAAGCTTAAGGTCTACCTAACTAAACGAGATAAAGAATTAAGAAAGAATGAAAGCACCAACAATCGAAGAGCTTAAGGCTCAATTCACAGAGCTGGGCTATAAGTGGCCTGCATTTCACATAGTAGGAATACGTAGCAAAGCTAATCTGCCTAACCAATTTGATGACCTTATCGGAATGGTGCAAGGTGATCAGGTGAAATGGTACACCGGTACCACTAACCCAGGTACATTTTGGCTTAATCATCCTATGAATAGCTTAGGCACAGCAGTATTAAAGGCAGGGCAATACATAGACACTTACACAATAGGCCTGCATCAGGGCAAATACACCGCTTTAAAGCAGTCAAAGAAAGTTACAGTGTATAGAGATGCTGATAAGGATAGCGTAGCTGAGGAGCAAGGTAAAGAAGATACAGGGCTATTTGGTATTAACATACATAGAGCGAATGAATCTGCAGAATCAAAGAACGTAGATAAGTGGAGTGCAGGCTGCCAAGTAATGAATAACCCTAGCCAATTTAAAGAGCTCATTCAGGCTTGCATAAAGAGTGGTAAGAAGTCATTTACCTATACACTACTAAAAGAATCATGAGTAATCATCAGCAGCAAGTAGCAGAGGGAGTAACCGGTACAGTTAGCAGCATTCTTTTATCTGTGCCTGCATGGATGCTAGACGTTGAATTTGCACTAAAGATATTTTGTTTATTGCTATCAGCTGCTGCATCCATCTTTACCATCTATAAGATGCGTAAGAGTAAAAGATGAAATGGCTTAAGAGCATATTTAGTAACGAGGGAGATGCGAGCTCTAAACGAGTAGCATCTATACTAGCTTTACTTGTATGCATTAACTTATCTTACATCGGCACGTTTACTGAGTATAAAACTCCTGAATACATGTATGACGGCTTGTTAATTTTAGCAGGAGGAGGGTTAGGATTAACTGTAATTGAGTCTATCTTTGACAAAAAGAAATCAAATGACACAACAAGCCAAGAATCAAATTAGCGGAGCAGCAGTAATTATTATAGCTGTAGCTATCTGCATGTTTATGCAACTCATGTACATCAGAATTAAAGATGATGAGAAAGCTTTACAGGGCTATCAGCGCAGAGCCGAAAGAGCTACGCATGTGATAGACTCCTTAGAAGCTACTAACGTGCAGCGTATGCAAGAGATTGAAAAACTGAATATGCAGATTGAACATAATACTAAAAGATATGAAGCTAACATCAGCGCTATTGATTCTCTTGATAGGAACGGCCTTAAGCGTGCCATGCACAATCTACTCTCAAGCCTTACCGGTGAAAGATACCCTGGTCAGTCTAACGACTGAGCAAGTTAGATCATTACTCAAGTTAAAGGCAGAGCGTGATTATCTGCTAGAGCAAAATCTCTTATTATCAAAAAGTGATAAAATTGCAAGTTCTGTCATTAAGGATCAGCAGAAAACTATAGACGCATACAGCGTAGCTAATGAGCAGAAAGCTCAGCAGTTAGTTAAGGTCCAGCAAGAGCTGTATAAAGAAGCTGCACGTAAAGAATCTTGGCGCAGTGCAGCGCTAATAGGTATCCCCATCTCATTCGTGGGAGGTATTATCTTCAATCTACTTTTCTAAACTAACAAATCTTTGTTAATAACTTTGCTATAATTAGCAAGGTTTTTTTTGCATATCTAAAATATTGTAGTACATTTGTCAAACAATAATCAATAACAATAAAAAACAAACCAAATGAACACAACGATTACAACAGCAACAAAAACATTCTGGAACTTACGCAAATTTGATGTAGAGTATTCTTTCTCTGAAATTGGAAACATTGCAGAAATTAAAGAAAACGGTGTGAAGGTTTGGGAAGTATACGCTAACACAGCAGGTTCACTAAAATCAAAAGTCACTAAGTGGTGCAAAGAAAATTGGTTCTAACTAAACGAGGGGTGCGTCTCAACAACGCACATTAACTTAAATCAAATAAACAAAATGAAAAAACAACTACTCTTTATTGCGATGTTAATCGCAGGTATGTTAATCGCTGGCACATTCGATGCCCAAACAGCAGAATTAGAATCACAACCAAATCACATAAATAAATAATCATGACTAAACTATTTGAATTAGAAGAAGAGAACAGGTACGATGGCCTTCACTACTACCTTAAAATTGATGGCGTCTATCACAAAGCATTTAGCACCTATGAAGAGGCTAAAGAGGAATATGATAAGGCTCTGAATTTTACCTATCGTAAAACTATTTTAGAATCTAAGGAGGTAGAGCTATGAAGTACCACGTAGTAGTTACCCCATTAGACGAGGTACAAATCTCAATAGCTGAGCGCTTAGGAACTGCTAACCTATTCATAGCAGATACTTGGGAAGTAGCACAGCAGATGCTACCATTACTCATGAAGATTTACAAGTTCGATTATACACCAGTGTGGATTAACGAGTATAACGAGGGCGCATTGTATGAATGGGAAAATGATGAGGTAGTAATTAGTATAAAAAGAATTTAGTATATTAGCAACTTAATTAATAATCAATATGAACAAACCAAACAATGTTACCGGTAAGGTAATCGTAAGTCGGTGGGATGCCGAAGCTTGCGGATGGAAGCTGTACACATCAGCTCACAGCTACTCACTAACTGATTTCTCAACAGCTAAAAAGCATGGTGAGGTATTTCCTGATGATGGTACTTTCCTGTACCAATTTGAAAGCGAGGGAGAAAGCAATGTGCATGACTATTTTATGTCTGATCGCTATGTTATCTGATCGCTACCAAAGCAGATTCATCTGCGTGCAGAGCTCACTACCGGGAGAGGAGTTAGAGTTCAATAAGATGGCAGAGAAAGTAGTCTATGAATCATGGCGAAGTTACTTTCAAAACAACCCCGATGAGTTACACAAGAGAACCTAATTGGGATAAGCTCAAGCCTACAATAGATTGGGATGAGCAGGAAGAAAAGTTAGCAGAAAAATTAAATAAGTATATTAATAAAAACAACACAGTTATGAATCAAGGAATCGTTAAAAGTCAGAAATTTGTTAGAGATTGGAATGGCCCATCAGGTACAATCTATTACTTCGATTTGGTAGTAGAGTCAAATAATGGTTTAAATGAAGTAGGTCAAGTAGGTGTAAAGGATATGAACAGCCCTAAGATAGCAGTAGGCGCTACTATTCACTATACATCCGAAGAGCGCACTGGCCCAACAGGCAGAAAGAGCACTAACTTTAAGCTGCAGAATCCAATGCAGTATCCAGGTAGCACATTGGCTGCTCCAAGCGGTGGAGGTAACGCATACGTTCCACGCAAAGAAAGTCCTGATGTGCAGAACTCTATTAGCAAATCAGTAGCACTTAACAACGCTGTGCTATTCTGCAAAGAGCAGAAAGGTAGTAAGCCAGGTGATGTGTTAGATACAGCTGAGATATTCTTAGCATGGCTAAAAGGTGAGGCAGTAGAGGCAGTACAAATTAAAGCAGTAACAAATGAAAGCGCAGACGATGAAATGCCATTCTAAGCTTACTCCATTTCACGCATGGGTGCGCAGTCATTTTATGACTGTCGCAGCCTTTGCGGAAGTGCTGGAGGTAAGTTACCCAACAGCTCAAAAGTACATTAAGCAGCCTCGCTCCATGAAGGTAAGCGATATAGGTAAGCTGGCTACAATTACTGAGGAGGAGATACCATACATACTTGAACTAATGAAAGATAGTAAACCATGAGTAGCACTAAAGCAAGTATTATAGATCAGTTATATTTTGAGTTAGCGTTTCAAATACACTGGACTCCTGCTATGGAGGAATTGTTTGAACAAGCCCGAAATATACATAGGCAAGAAATTCAAGATGCATTTATTGAAGGGAGTAAATTAGAATTTGTAAATGAAAATTCATTGAGCCAATCTCTTGAGGCAAGATTCGAAGCATTACTTTTTTACAAATCTAAATACGAAGACAATGAGTAAAACAATAGAAAGAAAGATAGCAGATATATTGCTGCTAATACCTGCAGATTCGCAGCACTTTGCACGTCAAAGGTTAGATAACTTAGTGCGAGCTGTGAATGAGGGTGAGATACCTGAGCTTAAGTGGAAAACAATTAACGGCATAGCTGAATCACTTAACGAAGCTAAGGCTAAGGAAATGTTAAAGGTAATATTTGAGCATGGCTACTGCACGTGGGAACAGCTTAAAGGTAGAAGCAGACATCGTGAGGTGAATGATATTCGTCAAATATGCATGTGGGTAGTTCGCAACGGTACCAGCATGAGCTTTCAAAATGTAGGGCTAATATTTCAAAGGCACCATGCTACAATTTTGCACGCTATTAAGCACGTAGAAAATATGCTGCAAACTGATCCATTGTATAGAGCATGCGTAGAATCTATTTTAGAAAAGCTACAAGATGCTAATTTGTATAGAGAGTATAAAAAATTAACTGAATAATCATGAACGCAAAAGAACTAATAGAATTTTTAAGCACTTATGATAGTGCTACTGAAGTGAAAATTGTAATACAGCAATTGCATCAATATAGTATTCATAATTTTGATGGAGCTGATATGCATACTGAAAATAACCCTAAAGAAATAGGAATAGCTTTACTTATTGACTTGACCAAAAGCAAGCCTCTTTTTATAGATCAAAATTAATAACCAAATAATCACTAAACCAAATGAAGCAGTTAACAATGAATTTTGAGAAAAGGAGAAACGAAAAGTTTTCACCGGAAAGAGTTAAGAAAGTATGCGAGTTAGTTAATGCTGGAGCTACTCCAAGAGAAGCTATAGCAATAGTTAGAATGGGCGCAGCCTGTGCAAAATTGCTTATTGACGTAGGTATAATTAAGAAGGTCGGTAAAGATGAATGGAAAGCAGTAGAAAAACTACACCAATCTACGTATACTGAATTTCTTAGATTAAGAATAGAGTATAATAAAATGTGCAATCAGCGTGTTAAACATAAAACAAATGGTAAAGCTACTTCTTACTATCCAGCACCTAAAGCAGATACTGATATGGTTGGATTAGTTAATATGCCAAAGAGTAAGCCTGTAAAAAAAGCTGTAGCATTACCCTGGTGGAAGAGAATCTTACTATATTTGGCTAATCAATAATCTTAAACCAAATGATGACTATACTTTTAAAGCGCATAGAAGCGCTTGAGGAAAGGGTGCGAGCGCTTGAAACAAAGCGTGCAGCCTCTACCAAATTCACACCCCCATCACTCTCAGATGTAGTAAGCTACTTAGAAGATTTAGTCTTAGCTAAGAAATTCTATTGCCACTATGAATCTAACGGATGGAAAGTAGGTAAGAACAGTATGAAGAGCTGGCGAGCTGCTGCTGATCAGTGGAGAGCACGTGAGATTAACCAAACTAAAACTAAAGAAGATGAGCAAAGAATTGGCCGCATCAGTACAGCAGAGCTTCAATCGTTCACTAAGCGCTGAAGAGAGAGCTATCGCAGAATGCATTAGCTCACCTAAGTTACATTCATTATCTGAGCAGGAGTTTAGAGAGCTGATAGCTCAGGCTGCTGTAATCAATTCGATTAAAGCTTTACCATCAGACATTGAAGTAACTCTATTGCAGCAACTTACACAGTCTACTTATAGAAGTACAAGTATTAAGGATTGGCAAAATGCCTTCCTGTACAATGCTATAGGTAAAGACTTCGAAAGAGTAGAGGCATTTAACTTATTCAGCATCTCATTTATGGCTGACGTGCTGAAGAGATACGAAGAGTATAAAGCTAAGGTATGGAGAGAGCTTAACAAGGCTCTTATCTTACCGGAAGCTGAGATAAAACACATAGAACCTACTGATCCTTTAAATGTTCTGCACGCTGACGTAGATAGATGGAATCAGCGTAAAGAGATATGGGTAGAAATATCTGCACCTTACAACTGCCAGCGCCTCTTTAAGAGTGGCATCTATAAAAAATCTATGTGGGCACCCGAAGTGTGGGCAAGATTTGAAGATATTGCAAAGCAAAAGGTAGAGGCTAAATTCAAGGCAAGTAACAAGGTTATCTTAGGCGAATCTGCACAGGCTGAATTCGATGGCTTGCAAAAGATTGAACTGAGTAGACTTATCTATATTGACATTATTAAACAAATTAACAATGGCTAAAGATTGGACTATAGAAGAAATGCAATACCTGGTTAATCACTACGCTGATAACTTTACTGAAGATGTAGCTAAGGCTTTAAATAGAACTGTTAGCGGAGTGTATGGTAAGGCTTATTCTCTCGACATTAAAAAGAGCAAGCTGCATCATGAGAAGGTAATGGCTAAGACTTCAATTAAGCTAAGAGAAAATTCTAAGATACACCGTTACGCTAAAGGTCATGAGCCTGCTAATAAAGGAAAGAAAGTAGCTCCATCTACCTACAATAAGTGCGCTCCAACTATGTTTAAGAAAGGTAACAAGCCTCACAATTATAGGCCTATAGGTAGTGAGCGTATTACTAAAGATGGATATTTAGAGCGCAAGGTAGCAGAGCCTAAAACTTGGCGAGGAGTTCATATCTTAGTATGGGAAGAGGCTAATGGTCCTGTTCCGGCAAAGCATAAAATAGTATTTAAGGATAACAATCAGCTAAACACTGAGCTTAATAATCTTGAATGCCTTTCTTATGCTGATGTAATGAGAAGAAATAGCATAGTTAGATACCCTGCAGATTTAAGATTTGCAATGAAAACACTTAAAAAACTTAAAAAACAAATAAACAATGGCCAGAAACAAAATTGAAGATTTAAGAAATCACCTCTTCGAAGTTATAGAAGCGCTTAAAGATGGGGATATTGAGATGGATAAAGCTCAGACTATAGCAGATGTAGCGCAAGTAATTGTGAACAGCGCTAAAGTAGAAGTCGATTTCATGAAGGTAGTACATGGTAATGGTAGTGGATTTATTCCATTGGATAACCGAGGCGCGTATGAAACTAAGCAAATTACTATAGGTGAAACAATAGAATAGCAATTTCTTCCACTAACAAGTAGGTGTTAGTAACTAACTTAAGAAGCTCAGCACTACGCTGGGCTTTTTTATTAACCTTTACTTATGAATCTATTTAGAAAGAAAAAGGAGCCAATAGATTTAAACGCGAAGCTGTTACCGGAGCTGTGCAGCTGCACTATTATACAGTGGAATTACAGCGAAGATATAGGCTTAGAGTCTACTTATGCTGAGGATATTCCGTTTATGTTTGATGCGCGCCAATGCGTAGGCATCCAGGCAGAAGTAGAGTTTAGAAAGGATGGTACTTACTATGTAGGTGAGCGCACGTTAGCGCTGATGCAAGGCATAGATAATGCAATAGTAATAGACGTACCTTATAACCAATTCAAAAAGAATTTTCAGGAGTTAAAATCTAACATAATCACAAATGATTACATCATATCGCGAGGGTAGAAATGTCATAATCACTACTTGCAAGAGTGGAGATAAATTCTTAATGATGAGCGACCTGCACTGGGATAATCCTCACTGCGACAGGAAATTACTTAAGGCACACTTAGATAAGTGCTTGGCTGAAAACATAAGCTTCGCTGTTAATGGAGATTTATTTTGCTGTATGCAGGGCAAGTATGATCCGCGTAGAAGTAAGCAAGACATCTTACCGGAGCACAACGTAGCAAATTATTTAGATGCGCTTGTGAACACTGCAATAGATTGGTTTAAGCCATACGCTCACCTGATGGTATTCGTGGGCTATGGTAATCATGAGACTGCAATAATTAAGAACTGTGAAACTGATTTAATAGAGCGCTTTGTTAGTGGATTGAATAGAGAAGCTAACTCTAATGTATTAGTAGGTGGCTATGGTGGATGGTGGATTCATAGAGTTCTAAAAAATAAAGGTAATGCTCTTGTATTTAAAACTAAATACTATCATGGATCAGGCGGAGGCGGAGTAGTAACGAAGGGAGTTATTCAGAATAACCGAATGGGTGTTATGATAGATGGAGCTGATTGCATTTGGGCAGGCCACGTGCATGAACTTTACCATCACTCTGATATGGTAGAGGAGTTATGCTATGCACCTAATGGTGGCTATAGAATTAATATGAGATACGTGCATCACATCAGAACTGCAAGCTACAAAGAGGAGTATGATGAGGGCTTTATGGGCTTTCACGTTGAAAGGATGAGACCTCCAAAACCTTTGGGCGCTTATTTAATGCAGTTAGATTTAGAAAGAATTACCAAACCTGTTGATACTCACATCATTGTGCCTACTTTTGTACAATGGCGAGACAAATAGAATACAACTTTAAGCCACTAACAAGGCAAAGCGAGGCACTTAAATTCTTATCAGTAGATTCAGACGTTGAAACCATCTTGTATGGTGGAGCAGCAGGCGGTGGAAAGACTATGTTAGGCTGCATGTGGCAAATTCTTAGGCGCTTAAAATACCCAGGTACACGCTCACTAATAGGCAGAGCTAAGTTAGATACTCTTAAAAAGACTACAATGGCTACTTTCTTTCAAGTAGCTAACGAGATAGGGCTAAAAGCAGGCGAAGATTTTATCTATAATCAGCAGAGCCATATCATTAAGTTCAGTAATGGTAGTGAGATTATCTTAGCTGACTTGTTTCTCTATCCATCAGATCCTATGATGACGGATTTAGGGGGCCTTGAAATTACAGATGCATTTATAGATGAAGCTACTGAGATAACTGAGAAGGCTTATTCTATTGTCAGCTCTCGTATTCGTTACAAGCTTAATGAGTTTGGCCTTAAGCCTAAGATTCTACTCACATGTAACCCATCAAAAGGATGGATATACAACCAATTTTATTTACCCTATAAGAATCAGAATCTACCTGAGCACAGAGCTTTTATTCAAGCGCTACCTGGAGACAATATACACTTGCCTGATAGCTACGTAACAAGCTTAAGCCGATTACCGGAAGCTGATAGAAAGCGCTTGCTTGAGGGAGACTGGGAATTTGATAACAGCTCTGATAGACTGTATCTTTATGATGAGCTAATGAGATGCTTTAGAGAGCCTATGAATGTAGGAGAGGGATACATAACAGCCGATATAGCGCGATTAGGTAAAGATAGAACTGTGCTTTGCGTATGGAAGGGATTAAGCTGTATTGATATAGTAGTGCTTAGGCAGAAGAGACAAGATGAAGTTAAGGCAGAGATACAGCGCTTAATGAATCAGTATAGTGTTAGGCTATCTAATGTACTTGCCGATGCTGATGGGGTAGGCGGTGGCCTCGTTGACAGTTTACGCTGCAGGGAATTCATGAACGGCAGTAAAGCTGTAAGAGGAACGCAGTACATGAATCTAAAAGCAGACTGTTACTTTAGATTAGGCGAGCTGATAGATAAGAATGAGATAACCTTTCCAATTAAATGGCAAGAGGACATCTGCAAAGAGCTTGAGCTTATTCGCAGAGTAGATCCTGATAAGGAAGGTAAGCTAAGAGTAACATCAAAAGATACTATTAGCCAGCGCACCGGTGGAATTTCTCCCGATATAGCAGACGCTATAATGATGCGAGCTTATTTTGAGCTCAATAGAAACTATACTAAGTATGCATTTATCTAAGTTAAAGTGTGATTTAGCACACTTTATCATACTTAAAAGTGTGTTATGAGGGATATTGCATACTATAATATGGATTAGACGCTATTAATAACATCTTTGTCGCAAGTATAGTAGACTTTTGCGACAATATAGTCCGCCAAAACTCATAAGAAAATTAAGTAATGGCGGATTACAGTAGAAAATAATCTACAGAATGAGGCTTATCGTGGAAAATAATCTACAAAACTATACCCGATAACGTATAATATTCGCTAATATCTGCAAATTATACGCATAAGGGTATAAAACAAAATAGCCCTACACGTTTGTAGAGCTATCCTGTAATCAAATAATCAATATAAGCTCAAACCAAAGAGCTAAAATGGATGCCCAAATATATCACACTTAATACTATGTGCATAAGTATGTGAATAAGATGTTGAAAGCAGATAAGTTAATACACTAATTTTGAGCACATGAAGAACGAAGAGGCACTAATTCAAGAGGCTGTTATTAACTATGTTAATGCTCAATATCCTTGGCTGCTTTATTGTGCATCTGCAGGGGGTGTTCGTACTTCAATGAAGCAGGCTGTAAAGATGAAAAAAACAGGATATGTTAAGGGCTTCCCTGATATTTTTATCTATAATGCTAAGGGCCCATTCTTTGGATTAGCAATAGAAATGAAAACAAGTAAGGGTGTAATGAGTCAAAGCCAAAAGGATTGGCAAGCAAAGTTAATTAACAATGGCTACCAAGCAGTTACATGCAAGAGCTTTGATGAGGCTAAATTAATTATTGATGAGTACCTACACCTCTGAAATAAATAGGTGTTACGCTGAATGGCGCAGAGTAGCAGCAACTGTTACCCGGTTAGATTTAGCTGATGAACTTTTACACGATACACTTTTGAAGATATTAGAAAGTGATAAAGATAAATTGCAGGATATTCATAACCGAGGCAAGCTTAACAATTACGTTAGCAATGCTATTAGACTATCTGCACGCTGTAGCAATAGCTCATTTAACTATACTCGTTTAAGATTCGAGAAGATACGCAACGATTTGAAAGATGATATCATAGATGATGTAAACAAAAGTGTAGGAATGAGACTTGAGAATGAGCAATTAGATATCTTTATTAGCAGGCTGCCATACTTTGAGAGAGAGCTATTCTTTCTTTATGCATTAGATGATTTTAGCTATCAAGAGTTAGCTAAAGAAACAGGCATTCCTCTTAACTATCTTTACCGGACAATTAAGAAAGCTAAAGTAACACTAAGAAATTCACTACAGATATGACTAAAGAAAACTACGCTGCGAGGATTGAGATCTGCAATAACTGCGAAGTATTTAACACTCGCTATAAGACGTGCGGACCTCCTACCAATGCTATTAATCCATTTGCTAAACCAACTGAGCTTAATGGGCATCTATTTAAGCCATGTGGCTGCCCTATAGATCACTTAGCAATGTATGCTGTTAAAGATTGCCCAGCTAAGAAATGGCCTATCTTAGATGATAGATTAGTTATTGAGAATATGCTTACATTTATTGAATCTTTAAAGCGTAAGAACAGCGTAACGAGTCAAGATATGAAAGTGATTGGTGAGATGCGAAAGAAGTACACTAACTTAGATTACCCTGGCACAAGCTGTGGCCCATGCGCTAAAAAATATGTAGATGATGTAGAGAAGCAGTTAGAAGAGGAGCTAACTAAATTAGAACAAGCTCAAGCACTGATAGAATTAACTAACTTAGAGCTCACTCCTGAGCCAATACAAAAGAAACGAAAAGCTAAACGTAAAAAAATATGACTATCTTAATTATCTACTTAGTAGGCTTCCTACTGCACACTGGCATCTTATCTCTAAACATCTACAGGCATCAGAGGCACCTATCTAACTTCCATTGGTATGCTTACATAGGTGTTATCTTTACAGGCTTTGTATGGCTTCCTTTTTGGATATACATTACAGCGCTACGTTTTCAACAGCCAAAATAGTTTTCAACATGGTTAGTAATTGTAACTAACTTAAAATATATTTGTCTCATGCGCATTATTACTGTTAGACATATTATTGATTTAAGGTTTAATAATTCCCCTTTGAACGGGCGCATACGTTCTTTGGGGTTTTGTTATTTATAGAGATGGGTAACATCACTTACCTGAGTAAGTCAAAGCTCAGTAACCAATGACTACACTTGCATCACATCAATGCTTGGATCGCACAAATACTCTTTTAAGAGTGAGGCAGTTTGTTTTTATGGGGAGCTTTTTCTTTTCTTTCTTTTTCTTTTTACCTTTTTTCTTTTTCTTTCTTTTCTTTTGTTGATGTTAATTAACTTAGCTAATAGCTATAGCTAATAAGCATAAGCTTTAAGCTAATAGCTCAAGCTAATTACACTAACTATAGTACTAATCTGACTAAACTATTACTAATATTACTAATCTTAATTATAAATGAATGATAATAAGTATAACTTTTTGAGGGCTCAAGTGAAAATGTTTAATCCTACATTTACTGATAAGGAAATTGATAAGGAGTGCGAGAAGATTCTAAATGCTGGAGAGGGTGGAGAGGATGA